GTGGGACTATCGAATCATTTAAACGGAAGAAATAGAATGGCTACTAAACCGGTACGCGGTCAGCGAACTGCAAAGAATGAAGCAAAGAAAGGCAAGAAACTAGCAGGCGCAGGGGCATTTTACGGCGCAACAAAAAAGACTAAAAACAAGAAGTCTTCAGCTAGTAAAACAAAGAGCGGCTAATCATGATCGATTCAATGTTTGTATTCTTAATGGTAGGGATCACTCTAGTTGCATTAATTAAGCGCTCAGAGATGGCTATATGGTTATTCCTGGTTGCTGCATTGGGCTCTGTTGTTACTGTTAGCAATTCAGGCCCAGAATCAGCAATGGTGTTTTTCTGCGGAGCTAATCTTATTTTAATGATGGCATCGTTTGCTAATTGGCGAATATACAAACTTAAACTACCTTTACTTATTGGGGTTTTAGCCTCGGCTGATGTAGTTACTGTTTTTGTTCACTATTTAATGCTTATGAATGATGGGTTCACATCTTACGCATGCGGTATTATAGCTGGTACAATAGGGTACATACAGTTAGTGCTGGTTAGCTCGATGAAGGACTCAAGGGGCGTTATGAATGACATGCTTAGCGATACTTGGAATCTTTTTT